TTAGCTCAGCAGATGGAATCTGATCTGTAAAAAGATTAAAGAACAAAGGGGCTTCGGCCCCTTTTTTTGTGTTATGACATTCTGCAAATAAATGTTAAAATCCAAAAAACCAAATTAGGAAACACATGAAACTCAAAAACAACTCAGCACGCGGTCACTGGCTTGGCTCGGTGCTTATCGCACCTCTTGAAACTAAGACCGTAGGCGATGAATGGCGTGATGCATACAACCGTGCTGACTTGGAAGAGATTGTTGATAAGGTTGTAGAAGCTGAGCCCGCTAAGCGTGGCCGTCCTGCTAAAGTCGCTGACGCTGAATAATTAACCAAAGGTATTGAGGTTTAAATGCAAACTAAAATCGGAAACGAACAACTTATTGCAGGACTTGATTTTTCTGAGCACGGAATTCAAGACTTTAATTACAATGGCGATGGAACAATAAACTATATTCAGGTAACTATTGAGTCTGACGTTTATAGGCAGACTTTCAGCTATTCAAATTCAAAAGTTAGTTCTATCTCAAAGTGGATTAAGCAATGATATCTAAACTTATCAAATATTGGCCAATTATTGGAAGGCAGCTATTATCAAGCGCGTCATCTGGTGTGTCATTGTTGCTTAAACAATCAGCCATTCCTGTAATTATTGCTCCAAACGGAACGGTTGCGGCAAATGGAACAATAACACTTGTTACAGCGCTGCCGACAACTTACACGAGAGCATGGGTTCGCCTGCCTGCTAGTGCTGTAGTTGGTGGCTTAGCTGGCTTGTACTACGCTACCTTCATTAGCACGACTGTGGGCTCCATCAAGACGAACTTCGCGGACGCGGCAAGTTCTTTTACACCGTACATTCCAGAATCTCCCGTAGCCGCCGTAGGCTCAGGAGCTGCCTACACACAAACCACCGCAGCAGATATTACACTGGCAAACATCACAGTACCTGGTGGTTTTATGGGTGCGAATGGGTCTGTTCGTAGTACTCTGGTTTTTGCCAATAACAACAGCGCAAATACAAAGACGCTTGCTTATAGGTTTGCCTCAGTTGTAAATATTACAACTTCGCAAACAACAAGCACAGGCGTAAGGACTCAGCTACAAACATCCAATCGCGGATCTGAGTCTTTGAACTATACATACCCATCTATCGGATCGTGCTTTGGCCCAACGAGCAACCCACCGCCATATACAACGGTGGATACAAGTGCTAATCAAAGCCTGACACTAACCGGTCAACTCGCAGTTGCCACCGATTACGTCATTCTCGAAGGCTTCACAGTTGAGGTGCTTCCAGCATGATATCCCAACACTTGACTGACGGCCCCGAAGCCATCGCAGCGATTGCCGAGGACGTGCCAAAGAATGTATGGATTCATGGTTCAGTCACTTACGTTTATACAGACGATGATTATGTTCCGGTAGTGGAAAACGAAGCATAAATATCTAAGCAAAGCCAAATAAATGACAGCACTAGAATATTTTCGTTTAGTCGCCCCTGAGTTTTCCAGCGTAAATGATGCAACGGTAGGCCAGTGGATTACTATTGCCGCACGCTTGGCTGACGTGTCGCGCCTTGATGCTGAGCTAGGAAACATGGCTCTAGCCCTGTATGCGGCTCACATTCTAAAGCTGTCCACAACGTCATCCAGTGGCGCTAGTGGCTCGGTTAAGATGGAAAAAGAAGGCGACTTACAGCGCAGCTACAGCACCGTTAAAGGCGCTGATACCTTGCTTGGGTCTACATCATACGGCCTGCAATACTTGGACGTTACACGGCCTGCATACGGCCTTGGAATCATGACGCGAGTGGAAATCTAATGGCTAAAGTTATCGACCGTGATCTAGGGTGGCAAGCTATTAAGCGTGAAATGCTTAAGGCTAAAACGCTTGAGGTTGCGGTTGGTATCTTGGAGGGTGCCAAGAATGGCGAAGGCGCTTCGATAGCTGAATACGCCACGTACAACGAATTCGGGACTGACAAGATTCCTGAGCGCCCGTTTATGCGTACAGCGTTTGACGAATCAAAGGCGAAGATTAGCCAAGACATGAACCGCGAAGGTAAGCGCATGGCTATGGGTCAGGTAACGGCGCAGAATGCTCTAACTGTAATTGGCCAGCGTCACGCATCACGGATTCAGAACGTAATCACTGGACGGGACTTTTTACCAAGACTTTCACCGCAAACGGTCAAGGCTAAAAAAGGCAGTGAAAAAACTTTGGTCGATACCGGTGCTATGGTAAATGCCGTTCAAATTTCAGTAAGGGCTAGAACGTGAGTTTTCGACAACCTTTTGACGTATTGCACGAAGCCGCTGGATCATATGTGTCTGGCGTCTTTGTGCCGGGTGCTAAGTCGGCCACTACGATACAGGCAAGCGTCCAGCCAGTGACTGAGCAAGACTTAATCACGGCTCCAGAAGGCCGACGCATTAGTGACATGGTGAAGATTTACACCGACATTGATTTACAGGTCGGCAATGATGGCACCGGCCTACAGCCTGACCTAGTGGTATGGCGTGGCTATGCTTACGAGATTAGTTCGGTGTCAGTGCGTCAAATGGGCGTTATCAGCCATTACAAGATTTTTGCAATTAGACGCATGGCAGCGCCAGCGGATTACGCGGCTGCATGGGTCGCCGGTACACTTACACGAGGTTAATAAATGGCATCTAATATCAATGTAGCTATCCCGCCACTTGGCACCCCTACTACAGCGGGTGTTCGTGGAAACTTCTCAGTGGCAAAGACTGAGATTGAAGCTTTGCAACTTGCACGCGTGCTTCGCTTGGCCTACCGTAACGAGATCACCGAAGGCTTCCAACAATGCACCACCTCAGACGTGGCTCAGGTTGTCACGTTTAACACCGAGATTTTCAACCACCCTGCCGGGTCGTTTACATGGGACTCTCTCAATAGCGAGATCATTATCAATGAACCAGGCTGGTACGCTTGGCAGGTTAACTTACACATCACGCGGAAGGTGGCGACAAGCAATGTGAACTGGTCAATCTGGAGTCAGGTTAAAGAGCCGCCAGCGGTTGTATTTTCCAACTATGTCGGAGCTGGTCGTAGTATGACTTTGATTCCTGACGCCACCAATAATAAGCACTTCCTGAGCTTTGGTTTCGACGTACATACGCCGGTCGCAGGTACTCGCATTCGCTTCATGCAAGCCACTTCTGACGCATCAAAGCAAGTCGGAATTATCAGCTACCCAGCTACGGGCATTTATCCGTCGATGGCCGGTATCATGATGAGCATTCACCGACTGAGTGTTGAGGAATGAACGTAGCAACGCTTAAAACGCGCCTTTACGCGCTGTTACAGCCTATCATAGGCGGCACTGTCATTTGGGCAGATCAGAGCGTTACGCGCCCTGCATTGCCGTTTAGCACGCTGCGCTTTGGTGTGATTAATCCAATTGGCGAGCCTCACTACAGTGATGTTGACGCGGGCGGTATTCAAACCGTCTTAGCCGTGCGTGAGTCAATCCTGACTGTGCAGCGTTTTGGCGTTGACTCAGTGGCCGCGCTGGAAAACGCTTCGGACTCACTGGCCAAGAATTCAAACTTGGATAAATTCAGCGTGCAAAGCATTTCGGCTTTTGACGTTTCAAGCGTTACCGATATTGCAGCCTTGCTAAATGGAATTTCCATCGAGCCTCGTGCCATGTTTGAATTGTCATTGCGCTGGATGGCAGACTTGACTGATAACGTTGGAGTGATTGAGACTGTGATTAGTAACGGCGAAATTGCAGCCGTTAATACAGCCTTAAACGAGACTTACGTGCTAAGTTCAACTGTAGATACTACGCCATAATAAAAGCCCCGTAATGGGGGTCTTTTGTTATTCTCCGGAGCCGTAGCCGTATCCATCGCCGTAGCCGGAGCCTGAGCCGTCGCCATCGCCGTAGCAGGAGCCGTATCCGTCGCCGTATCCATCGCCGGAGCCGGAGCCGTATCCATCGCCGGAGCCGGAGCCTGAGCCGTCTCCGGAGCCGTAGCCGGAGCCGGAGCCGTAGCCAGAGCCTGAGCCGTCTCCGGAGCCGGAGCCGGAGCCGTATCCGTCTGTGAATTTCTTATTTGAAGCCATCAATAGACTCTCGCGCTTTTGAGCTGCATGGGATTAGTTCACAAACACCAGTTAGTGCAATCTCTGGATTAAGCGTATCGACTTTTCCTTCTGACTTCAATCCATTCTGAGCGACGCCTGACAACGCAACACCGTCTTTTGCTTTCCAGCTCCAAAGGCGGCGCGAGTCTTTCAGAATTACATTATCACTGTCAACACTCACAACTTCTCCAGCGTGAACCCCTGCCGAATAGCATCGAGCAATGACGTACTTTCCTACAAATGGATGCGGTTTTGATTCTTGCTGAGTTGCTCCAAACATGGAAGCAATTTGTTTAAGTTGACCGTAGGTCATATCGTCGATGTTCATATTTTTCCTTTTGTTGAATCCAAGATTTGATGGTGAATCATAACTCTTTTGAGCTACATTTTTTGCACTTGTGAAAGTTTTTTATTGGCCTGTTGCTTTGGCTATGGCTTGTTCAGAATCTGAAATTGCTTTACGCAATGCGGATGACTGCCACCCCTCTCCATAAGGCCCATCATCTTCAAATCTATCTGCGAATGGAAGTAATCCTCGCAAAGCCTCAAGCAAGTCTGTCGCAGAGGAGATTAGTATGGCGTTTGCAAAATCATATTTTGTTGATTCTATGAAATAACATATTATTTTCCCCTCTGCAATAATTTTAGTTTCCATCATAAAATCAAGAGGTGATTCATCGCAATCGATAAACCACGGACCAGGCGTATGATTATTCATGAATTAACTCCTATTGCTTTAGCGATTAATTTCCTGTATCTATTGCTATTACCTCCAAGTTTGTCAATGTAATTGCTTGCTGCTTCAAGATATGTAAGCAAGTCTGTCGCTGCTGCGATTAATTTTGCATTAGCTTCTTCTTCTGAACCAAGACCGCCAGTTGTTTCTGCAATAAAAAGTTTCCCCGCCTTTATTTCAAAATTACCTATAGAGCTTTTAAATTGTAAGTACTTCCAAGGCCCCGGAGTATGCGCACTCATTGGTTCACCCACTCAATAGAATCAGTAGTAACCCAGCCCTGTTCGACTAGATCAATCGCCAGCATCTTGTTTGCCTTAAACATGAAGTACATGGCGGCAAAATTCCAAGTGAAAAAGCAAATAGCTGCCGGGCCGTATTGCTTGCGAACCAGTAGCGCCATGAAGCCAAAGAAAAAAACCGTCCAGCTAAAGCCGTTTTTGATTTCTTTTTTAATACCGTTTTTTGTGAATGTTGTGTGCATGATGCGTCCTAGTTGTTGAAAAGTGAAATGCGTTGAGAAAGCAGGTTTGAATACAAATACATAACCTCAAGCTGGTTTTCTAATGTTAACCTTTCTATTAGTGGTAAATCATCAAAAATATCTTCAGCGGTAAAGTTCTCAAGTTTTCTAATTTTTACCAAGAGTTCTTTTTGCTCATCAACAACACGTTGCTGATGTGGTTGAAGTTTTGATGTATTTGTCATGATGTTTACCAAAATTTAATAATGAAGTGAATGGATGCGTAAAGTCCGAAAATTACGACTGTTAAAGCAAGCAAAATAACGATTTCAATTGCGGTGATTCCTTTTTGTTTCATGGTGTTTCGTGCATGTTTCTCAATGCGTTATAAATTACTGTTGACAATCCAGTCCATGATGAATGGTTGCATACAGTCTTAATCTCAATATGTGACCCTCCTTCGTCAAACATATCAATCACGGCCAGTAGCTCTGTGCCGTCGTAAATCTCGTATTTAACTGGGGTTGCGGTGATCATGGTTTTGTCTCCAGTCCGAAGATATATGCTTCAAGTTCTTCACGGGCTTCAAACATTGCGCTTGCACTTTTAGGGCTGTCACAACAGATCATGTAGCGATCTCTCTGTAGCTCCAGTAACTTGTCGATCAGTTCGTCGGCCTTGGAGCTAATCATTGGTAAAGGTTTTACTCGGTACTGAACATCATCGAACCAACCGGGGATTCCTGTAGGTTGCCAGTTGCTTTCAGCGTCTCGGCACTCAATCTCTGCTCCATCAGCCCATGCCTTGATGGTCTCAGCGTGTTTATGTGGTGTTTTCATATTCATCCTTTGTTTATTGAGACTTCAGTGTAGCACAGCAAAACCAGCACAACACAATCTTTTTTCAACTATTTTCACATTTTGACATTGAATACACCGGGCTTTATAATCCGTCAAGCCATTGTGGCTACTTTTTGCAAAGAGTTTTTTATAAAGGAGCCTTCATGGCGACACTTTCAGATATTGTTAACGTGAGCATTTCGCTCAATACAACCGGCGTTGAGCGGGCCGATTTCGGGACGCCTATGATTGTCGGCCCGACAATGGCATTCGCAGCCCGTGTGCAGTCGTACACACGCTATGACGATGCCGTGCTGGCTGGACTGCCAGACCCAATGCTAAAGGCTGTGCAAGCGGCATTCTCGCAAACACCGCACCCGCGTCAGGTCAAGGTCGGTCGCCGCAAGGTCGGCACTGCCATTGTCAATATCGTGGCTGCTAACCTGACGACCTACACGATCACGGTCGCCGGTACTTCGCCCGAGGTTTACACGTTCACCAGTGATGCAAGCGCCACCGCTGCAGAAATCGCTACTGGCTTGGCTTTGGCCATCACGTCTGACGCAAACGAAACCCTGACCGCTACCGTGGTTGGTGATACCGTTTCGCTGGCTTGGATTAGTCAATCTAACCTGCAAGGCGTTACGCTGGGCTCTAACCTGTCTTGGGGTGCATTCACTACCGTGGATAGCGTGGCCCTTGATATGGCCGCTATTGTGCTTGAGGACAATGCTTGGTATGGCTTGATTAGCTCTGACCGTACAAAACAGGTACAGCTTGATTTTGCTGCGTGGACTGAAACGCAAGAAAAGCTGTTTGGCATGGCCAGCGATGAAGCGGCCATTCTTACCAATGGCGTAGCCACTGACGTGATTAGCGTGATGAAAGATACCCGCTACTACCGCACTTACGCGGCCTATAGTGCTAACGCTGCAACCCAGTACCCTGATGCGGCTTGGATGTCGGCGGTGTTCCCGTTGCAACCCGGTTCTGAGACTTGGGCATTGAAGAAGCTCGGTGGCGTTACACCTGACAAGCTGCCAGCTACAGACCGTAATACGGTGCTTGGTAAGGGCGGCAATACTTTCGAGTATTACCAGACCCAGATCGCGCTTACCAATCCCGGTAAAGTGGCGGCTGGAGAATGGATTGACGTTATCCGAGGTCGTGACTGGCTGAAGGATTTGATTCAGACTAATATGGTCATGATGATGATTAATCGCGCAAAAGTCCCATATACTGACGCGGGTATTCAACTTTGCGTCACTAACCTGCGTAAGTCTTTGCAGCAAGGCGTGAGCGTTGGTTATATCGCACCTGATGAGATTGATGCCGATGGCAATACCGTGCCAGGCTTTGTTATCACTGCGCCTATCTCTTCTGAGATTGACCCATTGGTTAAGGCTTCCCGCGTGCTGACATTGGACTTTTCAGCCCGGTTGGCTGGGGCCGTGCATGTGGTTCAAATTAATGGTGCTGTAGGTTACGAGATTTAAGGAATAAAAAATGGCAACTACTTACGACCCAACTAAACTAACCGTCATCGTCGGTGGCGTTATCGTCTCTGGCTTCATTGATGGCGACTTTATCACTGCAAAACGCGATGAAGACCTTTATATGAAGCGCGTGGGCGCTGATGGCCATGTAGCCCGTGCTCGCAATGGCAATAAGTCTGGTTCTATCGAGATTAAGCTTCTCCAAAGCTCGCCAGCGGTCAATGAACTGTCTGCACTGGTGGCACTTGATAACTTCCTGTTTGATGGCGACATCTTGATTCCAATCCAGATCGTATCGCCGGGCGATGGTGCTGAACTGGTGGTATCAACTCAGTCGTGGCTTAAAACCCCTCCTGAAATCGTGTTCGGCAAAGAAGTCGGCGAGCGTTCTTTCCTGTTCGATTGTGCTGATTTGAAACTGTCACTCGCGGGCACCTAATCTCTGGGGTGTGCGTTGGCCCGTCATGATTCGCTCTGACGGGCTTTTTTTCGTATAATTGAAACAAATACACATAAGGAAAACCATGCACCCAGAAACAATCATCATCGGCCAGTCTGAATATACGGCCATGAAAATGAATGCGTTCGACGCTAACAAAATCCTGTTGCGTTTGAACAAGGTTATTTTGCCTGTCATTGGTGGGCTCACCAAGGGCAAAGGCTCTGTCAATCTGTTGGATGCTGATTTGAGTGAGGTAACTAATATCCTCGCTGAAAATCTCACCGAAGAGGTGATGGATTCTATTGTGTTCCCGATGTTTGCAAATTCGCGGGTTTACTTTATTGAGAAAAAGATTTTCATTAAAGACGCTATGGGAGTTAACCAAGCATTCACCGCTGATAACCTGTTTGACTTTTACGAGCTAATCTGGGAGGTTCTTAAACTGAACTTTGCAGTTTTTTTCAAAAAAGCGGCGGGGAACTTTGGGAGCCTAACCGCCGGGGCTCAAACTCAAGCGGTGAAGCCCCCGGAAAATTAAGAGCTGACCTAGAGTCTGAATTATGGATTTGGCGTCCGATATTGGCAAAGAAAACCACGATCACAGAGGTGAAAAGTGGTTTTTGTAGCGTTGAAGATTTAATGAAGTTGAATGCTTTAATGGATATGTCGGATGCTTATCAAGATCAGGCGATGAAAAAGAAAGATTGAATATATGGCAACGGTGCGTGAATTAATTACAAAACTTTCGTTCACTCTTGACGAGAGTAAATTGTCACGCGCCGAAGCTGGTGTAAACAAGATAAAGAACGCTTCAAACAAGGCGGCCACCGGGTTCTTTGCATTCGGTGAATCAGCTAAAAACGCATCAGATAAGCTAAGTTCTTTGTCTGGTGTTTTGTCTGGTATTGCCGCCTTCGCGTCTTTGCGGGCCTTGGCTGGCGTGGCGGATTCGATGCAGTCATTGGAGGCCCGCATTGGAATGCTGCCTCAAACCATTGGTGCCGTAGGCGATGCTTTTAACACCATTGCTGAACGGGCTAGTAACGCACGACAACCGATTGAAGCCTACGGGACGATGTACATTCGTCTTGCTGGTGCAACAAAGGAATATCTAACCACTCAAGAAGATGTTTTACTGGTCACTGATGCAATTAGTAATGCTTTGGTGGTGGGTGGTGCGGTGGCGACCGAGCAAGCAAGCGCTATGCTTCAATTGTCTCAGGCATTCCAAAAAGGAAAATTAGATGGCGACGAATTCAAGTCGTTTATGGAAAACCTATCAAGCGACTTTAAAGACAAGTTGGCAAAACAGCTTGATACGACTGTTGGCAAGCTTTATGAGTTATCAAGCAGTGGCGAGCTAACGGCTAAAAAGCTTGCATTGGCTTTTAAGGAGATGGCCCCTGAAATTGAAAAGCAAATGTTAAGTATGCCAATGACTATTGGGCAGGCTATGACATTTGGTGCAAACAAGTTTAAGGCCATGGTTCAGAATATGAATCGTGAGTCAATGATAGTTACCAAGATCGCCGCGTTCTTCAAAAATACATTTGAAACCATTGAATCAAAACTTGTTTCATTCGTGAAATTTGTTGGCGGTGCAACTAATGCGTTTAAAGTTCTCGGCATTGCGATTGTTGCACTTCTTAGCCCAATGATGCTTGGTGGTTTTCTAAGCCTTATAGGATTGATACTTTCGCCAATTGGCGTACTTATCGCATCAATGGTATTGCTTGGTTTAGCCATCGACGATATTTACACCTACATGGAAGGCGGGCAGTCTCTGTTTGGCGACTTCCTGAAAGACTTGAAAGATGGTGACGCTTTAACGGTTGCCCTTACTGGAGCACTTATAGGCGTTACCGCTCAGTTTGGATATGTAGCTGTTGCATATGCTGCCATGTGGGCAAAGATGCGTATTACGGCACTTCTAGAGGGTGCGCGTGTTGCAGGGGCTTGGCTAATGGCGATGGGGCCTACTGGCTGGGCAATTGCTGCTGGTGCTGGTATTGCACTTGGCATTGCTGCGCTTGCATACCATGTTAAAAATTCAGCATTAGAGGAACAAGGAAAACCTAAGGTAGGACCAGGCAGCATTGACCCAAAGACATTGCTTCGTCCCAACCTCGCGCCAGCGTCACCCACTGCGCCAGCGTTTCACCAAACCAACAATTTCACCATGCCACCGGGTACGCCTCAAGAGCATATCAACCTGCTTGAAAAAGGCGCGGTTAATATCCTTGGTCGAGAGACTGAGAAAATGGCGCGTGACATGAATGCACAAGGTAATTAAATGATTGGTTTTTATTACGGTGGACCAACTTCCAGCACTAAAGTTTTTGGAGGAATTGCATCGATTGACTTTGATGCGACGTTAGACGAGCTTCACGACTGGCGCAATGAAGTAACTCAAAACCCCGTCGAATCTGGTTCGCCAGTGACTGACCATGTTATCGAACGTTCTGACAAGCTAAAGCTAACAGGAACCATCACAAATAGCCCTTTGCGCGGAGAGTTTGCCGGTCAATACTTTGGTGGCGATAACGAGTCACCACGCATCCAGACGGCATTTGATGCCATTCGTGAGCTGTTTAAATCGCGTGATGTAGTAGTGGTTTACACCAAACACGCTATCTATACCGACATGGTGATTGAATCAGTTTCAATCCCACGTAATGCTCAGATCGGCGAAGAGGTTCAGTTTACGATGGAGCTTGTCAACGTCCGTTTTGTCGATACTCAATTGGTAAAGTTGCCACCGGGTATTAGTGCTAAGAAGGATAAAAAGGCGGGAAACTTAGGAAAGAAAGCAGAGCCACAAAAGACGGCTGGGCAAAAAATGCTAGATGAAAATTACAAGACTCGCGGCAGGGCTCCAAGCATTTTAGAAGCAATTAAAAAGACAGATAAGATCGTCTACCAATACACAAAGTAGAGCATAAATGATTCTCGCTGAAATTCCACTATTGCCAGATACCACTGACCAATTAGTTGACGTTGTTTTAAGTGATAACCCGTACACTTTGCGCATCCTATGGAATGAAAAGTACGGTTATTTTTCACTGTCAATCTATGCTCGGGATGGCGCTGTCATTCTTGAGAATATCAAGATGGTGAAAAACTACCCGCTAATTAGCAGGTTTAAAAATACGTTGTTGCCAGTTGGTGATTTGTATTTCATTGACAACAAAAACAAACATTCACGCGCACTTTATGAATCAGTGGGTACTGGTGATTATTCGCTGGTTTATTATGTTCCTGATGTTGTCGTGTCTGACGTTGTAGTTATCACGCCAGTAGCAGCCATTAGCGGGTCTATATGGGACAGCGGGCTGTCTGTATGGGATGGCGGTTCGTCTGCGTGGGATGGTGCTTAATGGCTTTATTTGACCGTGTAGCCTCGCTGACTGTTGGTAAGCCTGATGGGAAAGCTGTAGAGATTCGTGATCTGCGGTTTTCCTTTGCCATTGAGAAGGGTTCGATTGATACGCCTAATTCTTGTACCTGCCGCATCTACAACTTAAACAAAGACTCACGCGCTTTAGTCGAGACTGTTAACAACATCCTGATTTTGAAGGCTGGTTATAAACGTGACGTGGGCGAGATTACCATTTTCACGGGTACGGTCACGCGGGCTTTGACTCGCATCGAAGGCGCCGATTCCGTCACCGAGTTAGAAATGTCAGACGGTGGCGCAGAATATAAAGACACAAAGACTTCTTTTAGCTTCGCGCCGGGTGTATCGGCACAGCAAGTTTTGAGCAACATTGCAGCGACGTTTAAGCTGCCTATTCGGCCATTACCAAAAGAGATAGCCACCAAGACATATCCAGACGGCTTTGCTTTCATTGGCCGGTCACGCGAAGCTATGAAAAAGGCGTGCGATTTTCTAGGACTTGAGTGGTCAATCCAGAATCGTGAATTGCAGATCCTGAAACAAGGTAAAGCCGTTGATATGCAAGCCTTTGTTTTGTCGCCTGACACCGGATTGATTGAATCGCCAGAAACAGAGCATAAGATTTACTCTGAAAAGACAGCCGCTAAAAAAGGATTCACCTCGAAACAAAAAGGCGTTCGCGTGACTTATGGCGAGACTGAGGCTGGTAATAACGAAAAGAAACTAGAAGTACAAGGCTACCGAGTTAAAAGCCTTTTGCAGCCAGCATTGCAGCCTGGTGGATATGTTCGTTTAGACACTCGTGGGATTGATAAAGAGTTTTTCAGGGTTGAAACTGTAACCCATTCTGGCGATACTCACGGCGCTGACTGGTTTTCGCAGTTGGTTTTGCGGTACGTGTAATGGTGCGCAGGACTTGAATCGAACAAGCATTTTATGAATTATGAGTTCACGGCATTAACCATTATGCTACCTGCGCTGAATTGGTGGGGTGGCCGGTGCTGATCTCCGGCTTTAAGATACTCTTGTTGAATCTACTATTGACGCATCAGTCTGCGCATTCACCCCGTAAATATTGATGGCGACCATGAAACCCACAATCCTACGCAATGAACATTTATGTTGCGCTTAACCATCAATCATGAACCCTGACTTTACCCATACCCGTTAAAACATGGCAAGGCTCATGATTGATAGCCTCACGGATTCCACGTGAGCCCACCTCGCTTTTAAGTCTGCGTGTCCAAGACTTTTTGATGATCTATCTGAACTTGCGACCGGCGTATCTCACGGTGTCAGACTTACGGGTATCTTGGGCAGTAAACGCGATACGAGCTATATAACTTCGCCCCAGCCTTTCGGCAAACCATCAAGTAAGCGGGCTGGGCTTGATTCCAGCTCACGGTAGCTAACTCGCTCTCCGTGCAATCTTTCGGGCTTTATTGGCCTATATGCTTGCGTCGAAGTCTTCACTTGCCGCTATAACGGAGTCCACCGATTCGAGTCCTGCGTTTCCTTCAACGCCGACGCTTACTTGATGACACTATTTCTAGTGCTTAGTCTGAAGTTTAACTCCATTTCACTAAAAAATTCAATTTTGTCAAAATAAATTTATGGGATAAAATGTGTTATATGGCAGAAAATAACGACTTTATCAGCGCACTAAAAAGCATGGTAGACGGTCGCCTGCATGAAATCAATACAAGCCTGCCGGGTGTGATCACTGGTTACGCTAATGGTCGAGCCAGTGTGCAGCCTACGCCTAAGCGGCGATTTGCTGACGGTGATGTCTTGACATTTCCAATCCTGCAAAATGTTCGAGTGTGCTGGCCTAGCTTTAGTGGCGGGTCAGCGGGTGTTAAAGGGCCGATTAAACCGGGTGATAAGTGTCTGTTAGTGTTCGCGCAGCAAGCTGTAGATGGGACTGATGATGTTCGCCGTTTTGATATCTCTGATTCTTATTGCATTCCTTGCGACCTTGGTAGCGCTGGCAGCGGCGATAGTGGCAATAACGCTGATTTAACGGTGTTTTACGGGGCTGCATCAATGAGGCTTACCGCTGGTGGTGCTTTGTTGATTACAGCGCCTGGAGGGGTCACTATTGAGACGCCTAGCACGACCAACACCGGTACTTTAACGACTCAAGGGCTTTTGTCTTACATGGCGGGGCTTGCTGGTGTTGGTGGTGGTGCAGGATCTACGATTAGTGGAGAACTAACTCAGACTGGTGGCGCTTTGTCTAGTAACGGCATCACGCTTGCTACTCACGTTCACAGTGGCGTTCAGTCTGGGCCATCAAATACAGGTACACCGATTTGATTGATATTGCATTAGACAAAGTAACTCACGATCTTGTTTTAACCAACAATGACTTGGTGATGTTAGACGGCGCTGAACGTGTGCGTCAACACTTGGCCATTAAGCTAAAAATTTGGGTAGGCGAATGGTTTATGGATACTGAGTTTGGCACGCCATATCTGTCTGACATTCTCGGCAAGCAAGTTAGCCTAGCTGGCTCTGTTGCAGCTTTGAAAAAGTCTATTTCAGAGGTTGACGGAGTGCAGTCGATCACGCGCTTTGAGTTTGATTTTAACCGTTCGTCTAGAAATTTAGATGTGAACTTTGACGTTCAAACTCAGTACGGTAATTTGAATATCATTAAAATACAGCAAAAAACATTGAATGAATTGATTTCAGCAAATGTTTCATCAGACTTTTTGTACACCGAAGATTTTTTAAACACGGTTACAAATATAACAATACCATCACACGGATATTAAAATGGCAAAATTATCACTAGATCAGGCAGTAGTCCGTTTTCAGGAAAATGATGAGCGAATTGATAAGTTTGCCAATGGCAGCGTTACTGGTGGATACAACTCAACTGCTGGCGTTGCTGTTCCTTCTATTCAAAAATTCTTGGTTGATAAGAATGCGGAAATTGACGCTAATTTAAGCGGTGTTTTTAATTCCGACGGAGCTTCATTGGTTGGTTATATGCCATCAGGAACTGGAGCGTTTGCCACTAATGTTCAGGCAAAGTTACGTGAAAGTGCGAGCGTCAAAGATTTCGGAGCTGCTGGTGATGGTGTAATAGATGACACTATGGCTATTCAGAATGCACTCAATAGCGGTTGTAAAGAGATTAAAGGTAGTGCAGGGGAAACCTATCGAATCACTGATACGCTTACCATCTCGTTGAATTCAACTCATTTTAACCTGAATCATTCGACGCTCATCTTAGATGATGCTACAGGGGTCAAGTCTAATATTATCGTTGGCGGTCTTGCTACTCAGGTAAATGGGGTTAAGATAAGTAATGGCACGTTTACACGCGCACAGATTGCTTCTGCTGGTTATGCAATTGAATGCAGTTATGTGGGGGTTTGCGCATTAACTAATAACCGAATATACGGAAACGGCAAAATTCACGGGGGCGTGAAAATATATAAAGGCATTATCATAAATGTCACAGACAATTACATAGACAACTGTCAAGCATACGGGTTATACTTAGAAGGTGCGGATGCAACCACTGGAAGAACTATTGATGTAACTATCAGGAATAACCGGGTAGAGGGCGGCACAACGGCCCTTAATGCTTGGGACTTTGTAGAGGGTTTATTTGTCAGGGGTAATATATTCTATAACACCACTGATGCTGTTGTTAGCATCAGCGCCTCTTCTGCCGCTAATGGACTATCTTCAATTAAGCTGCAGGACAACGATTTTGACACATCTGAAGCATCCGGCTGTTATATTGATAATGTAAGTAATATTCAAGTTACAGGTAATTGGGCCAGCAATACGTTAGGCGGGATAGTTATTGGAGCAGGGGTCGATGCTGTCGTTGTATCAGGGAATCAAGTGTACTCAAATGGGCACGGCGTGTCCCTTGCTGGAAACAATGCTTGTGTTACTGGAAATGTTATTCACGGGGCGTATAGCTGCGTGCTAATAAACACTACGACAACATATAACACCGTCGAAAGTAATAATCTTTTTGGCGGGCAATATGGCGTAAACATCTTGGCCGGGGCTACTTATATCCAAATTAAGGGAAATAGTCTGACAGGTCATTCCGTTGGAACCACATTTGGAGGCCTTCTCGCAGAAGCCAATATTGAGATAGAAGGCAATCGAGGTGATTCCGTTAGAGGGTCAACCGCTTACGTGACAGCCGGAGCTTCGCCGTACACATATACCTGCGGGCCTCGTCCAGAGTGCCTCTCTATCTTCTCTGGCACGGTGTCAACAATCGCTGTCGGGGCGGTTAATCTTGGGTTCGCGTCCAATCGGACATTTAACTTAGCTCCAAACCAATCTATCACCATCACCTATACAAGCGCGCCATTTTTGGCTGTTATAAAGCAATAGGATTTAGTCAACACAATTAATGTGGAACTTTCGTAGGTTTATATGAAAGACAATTTATAATGCCTGATATTAATAAGGAATATTAACTTATGCCACTTAATACAACGGGCTTTGAGCGCCCACGATTAACAGAGATCAAGGCAGATTATGACCAACGGTTTGCCGATGCTTTAGGGCCGGTTAACACGTCGCCTGACGCGGTTATTGGTCAGATCATTGGCATATTTTCGGCGGCTCTTGATGATGCTTATGAGACGTTGCAAGACAACTATGATTCGATGTATCCGTACAGTGCCGAAGGAACTAGCCTAGATGGCGCGGTTTCATTCGTTGGCTTGGAGCGCTTGGGTTCTACTTCAACTACTGTAACAGCTTGCGTTTATGGTGCTGAGTCAACCCTATTACCAATGGGCGTAATGACTCGCGCTGGGTCTGTGCAATATGCCACGACTGCCGATACGGTTATCAGTCGGGCTAACGCGCTTGACGTTGAAATTGAAGTCGGCACAGTAGTCAACTCAGTGGCTTATCAGATCATCGCTGGTGGCGTTTTGGCTCAATATATTAGCGATGCTAGTGCCACGGCTGAAGAGATCATTAACGGCCTTGCAGCGGCGTTTAATCCACTGAATTTCACGGCGACTGTCACTGGGTCAACTTTGCGGCTGCATAGCTTTGATAAGGTTTCTGATTTCCCATTGACTCTGGATGCAAACCTTACCATCACAAAGCTAGGTTCACCGGCTGTTTTCACGGCTATTGAGCTTGGTGCAAGTGCTTTGCCATCGGGTGCTTTGACGGCTATTGATAGCCCTATCCTTGGTTGGGATTCGGTGTCCAACTTGGTGGTCGGTACTATGGGTCGCGATGTTGAGTCTGACGCTGATTTGCGCACTCGCCATTCGACTAGCATACGGGCCACGGGTAGCGCCACGGTAAAAGCTATTCGCGCCCGGTTGTTGTCTGATGTACCTGAGATTACAGCCGTTCAGATTTACGAAAATCGCACCTCTGTAGTGGTGGATTCCATGCCATCACATAGTTTTGAGACGGTTGTTAGTGGCGGAGCTACTCAGGATATTCTTGATAAGCTTTGGGAACTTAAGCCGGCAGGTATTGAGACATATGGCACCACGTCAGGCCAGATCATTGATGATAATGGTGACGATCAGACAATCAAGTTTTCCCGCCCGGTTACTCAATACGCTTGGATTCGCGTTTCAGTGGATGCGCTTTACACCGAAGAGCCATTGATTAGCTCAGTTCAAGCCTCTATCATTGATGCTGTTCTGACCTATGGCGCAAGCCTAGGCGTTGGCACAGACATCATACCGCAGCGTTTCTTTGGGCCAATTTACGCATCCACGACCGGTTTAGGACAGATCACGGTGGAGGCTGCGATTACGGCGCTGCCAGGTGATACTCCAAGTTATTCGACTAATAACATTTCAATCGGTCGAGCTGGTATCTCGGAGTTCGTGACTAACCGTGTAACCGTGGTCGGTGTATGAGTTACGTAAGCGACGCGCTATCTCGTATCACTAGCCAATTTGAGCAATCACCAAAGGTTTTAGCATTGCTTTCGGCCATTATTGGCCCATTGGACTCATTGCAGGCCACATCTGACAGCGTTAAGACTGAACGCTGGATTGATACGGCTATCGGAGCGCAGCTTGATGGTTGCGGGTATATTGTTGGCGAGACACGTCAAGGTCGTGATGATGATGCATACCGTGAGGCCATTAGGTTTCGCGTATTCGTCAATATTTCAGAGGGTACGCCAGCCGCCATGATGAAGGGCTTGGATTACCTGATTGATTCTGATGACAAACAATATCTAGAGGTTTACCCGGCTACTGTTTTGCTTTTTGGTGATGGGCCTAGTGTTCCCGCTGGAATTAAAGCGCAGATTCAAGACTTGGCACCGGCTGCAATATCTGACGTGCCAGTTATGGTTAGCTACACTGAAAAACCATTTAGGTTTAGTAAGTCTGCAAACTTACCAACTTTCAAGACTTCGTTCGGTAACTTTTTCAAGCTGAATGGTCAAAAATTCAGGATGAATACATCATCTATTTTAGTTGATGGACCTACGCTTTCAGGTATCGCTCACGGTGTATTTGCAGCTAATAGCTTACGGTTTAAAATCAATGGTAAGCGCATCAGAATTCATTCAAGAAACAATGATGTAATTCTTGATTCTGGCTACCATTTAACAGGTGTTTTCCAATGACAAGTTTCTCAGATACTTATCTGGCCTATTCTGACGGCCAGCAAAACAGCAATCAGCCACCTGATGCAATTATGGCTACCGGCTTTGTCCCAGCTACTTCTGGTAGCCGTGGTCAGCCTTTGCCTGCGTCTTGGCTGAACTGGCTTTTTAACCGTGTGTTTAAGCATATTAACCGTGATGTAGTCACTGATGATTTAGGTGTTGGATTATTCAAAACTGAAGGCGCGATGATTCGCCTTGAAGCTTTTGATTTGTCAGACTCAAATAAATACTTGGTTGCCATTGGTTATAAAACGGCTGGAGTAGCTCCACAATTGAAGGTTATTTCAAGTGCGACATTAACACTAGGAACGGGTACAATTGACGGCAATCAGCCCATCTCAGGCGGTACTAATGTGAAAATAGTCGGGTATTCCCGGCAAGTTGGAGAGTTATAAATGGCTTTGACCACGACTGAAGAAGCGCAATTACGCGCATTGCTTGTAAAACAAACTGAGCTGCTATCACTGGCAGCTAGTGAGCCATCTATTATTAGCGAGTTAGGTGCTGGAGATACTACATTTCCAGAATTGACGCCAGCTACAGTTATTAATGATGCTGACTTGCTTTTGATTCGTCAAGGTACTGAAGAGAAAAGTGCTACTGGTGCAGTTCTTAAAACTACTTTAGGCGGCTTGTTTGCAGCTAAAGGTATAAATACAGATATCACTAGCCTTGCATCACCCGCCATTGGATCGGCCACTGCGACTACTCAGGCAACAAATGACAGCACTGCAAAAGTAGCTACTACTGCATTTTCAAACCCAGGTGCTTTACTTTCTGCAAGTGGTTGGCAAAAACTACCTAGCGGATTGATTATTCAGTGGGGTAGGGCATCAGTGGGAGCGTCATCGTCTCTGACTGTTACATTGCCATTGACATTTTTAAATGCTGGTCTACAGGTTTTTGTTAGCGATTATATAAATGGTACTGGTGTTAGTTACGCTCCAAGCGCAACAATTACATCAACAAGCCAAATTAGCGTAAGCAACTGGGATACTTCAACTGCTAATATTTGCTGGCTTGTTATTGGATACTAAAGGTTAAACATGTTTTACTCAAAATCAACGGGTGGTTTTTACATCACTGAAATCCATGGAAAAAACATTCCTTCTGATGCTGTTGAAATAACATTAGAAGAGCATGAAATTCTAATGTCTGGTCAATCTAAAGGTTATCCAATTATCTCAGGAGAAGATGGATACCCTGATCTAGGACCGAAGATTAAATATGTAGAAGTTATTCCATCAATCAGTCCACGCCAAATTCGCCAAGCTCTAACAGCCGCTGGACTTCGTGAAGCTGTTGAAGCTGGTGTAGCCACTGGCTCGCCGGACTTGAAGGACTGGTGGGAGTTCTCTGACTCATTCGAGCGTCTACATCCTGAAGTTATTGCTTTTGGTGTTGCTCTTAAAAAGTCTGACAAAGAACTTAACGACCTTTGGGCTCTTGGCGCTTCGTTGTGATTATTGTTTTATTCTTGCTTTACCCACTCGCCATACAATATGAGCGAAGTGGGTTTTGGCGCTTGCTTTTACCTATCGCATTAATCACTGCAATTATTGACGTGTACGTAAATTACACAGAGTTGGCATTGATTACATGGGACTGGCCTAAAGCTGGTGAATACACCGTAAGCGATAAGCTAGAGCGCATTAAAAACCTTGAAGACTGGCGCGGTAAAACTACTCGCTTTTTTGAACCATATCTGGATTATTGTGATCCAGATGGAAACCATATTTAATAAATATGACAAGCAATAAACTAATAAACAACTTATCACGCGCTTTATGGGATTCAGACTTGATTGCAAGCCGCTTAAGTCTTGCAATTGCTGAATTCTTTTAGGCAGTGATGTTGTTAAATTTTAAATATAAAATCTAAAAATGAGCGAAGCACGAATTATTGCCCTTGAGCACCATGCAAAATCAACCGACTCTACTATGGGTCGAGTTGAAACAAAACTAGATACCATCGTTGAGACTTTGAATAGTTTGGTACGTATTGAAGAACGTCAGAGCGTGATTAATATCAGGCTTAATGAGGGTACAAATACGATGCAAGGTCATGAAAAACGAATTCAAGCAATCGAGGTAAAAATGCCTGGTTTGATTGAAAAGGCTGGATGGCTTGTCATGGGTATGCTTGGCGTTATTGGCGTTGTTGGTGCCGCTTTACTTCATGGAGTTATAAAATGATGTGCTGGATTGTGATGTTGCACTGGATGCAAAATGAATGGGAAAACATTTATGATAAACAGTCGAAGTCTTGACGATCTGACGCCAGATACTAAAGAGAAGGCAAAGGCGTTAATCGCTGGTTGCTTGCTTGAAGGTATTGACTTGATTGTGACTAGCACTTACCGTGACTATGCTTCGCAGTGTGCCTTGTACGATCAAGGGCGTAAAACAATTGGCAAGATTGTGACTAATGCGAAGCCTGGTTATAGCTTTCACAATCACCGCGTGGCCTTTGACGTGGTGCCGGTTGTGAATGGAAAGGCTATCTGGGATGATGCCCGCTTATGGTCACGTATCGGCGCTGTAGGTGCCTTGGCTGGCCTTGAATGGGGTGGACTTTGGAAGTTCAAAGATAAGCCACACTTTCAAAACACGGGCGGTCATTCTATTTATGACTTTTTGCGGGAGCACGCGTAATGGCTGATATTACCGGACTTGGTGTGGTTTCTGAATTGGCAAATACCGTCATTGGTAAGATTTGGCCAGACAAGTCAGAAGCTGAAAAGCAACAATTGGCAGCGGCTGTTGCATTGGTTCAAGGTCAGCTAGATGTTAACAAGATTGAAGCCTCTAGCCCGTCTGTTTTCGTATCTGGATGGCGTCCTTTTATCGGATGGGTATGCGGTACGGCGTGCGCTTGGAATTGGATTGGAATTTCTGTTGTGTCAACAATTTGCACAATTTTAGAAAACCCTGTTTTACTTCAAAAAGCCGATGTATCTGAAATGATGCCGGTGCTTTTAGGATTGCTTGGTCTTGGTGCTTTGCGAACGTATGAAAAAGCCAAAGGAGTAGCAGCACAATAAAACAAACCCGCGTAATGCGGGTTTTTTGTTATGGCATTTGTTTACCAATTTCAGCCGCTGCTCTGACTATTGCGCGGCGAGTGGCGGCTTGTGAATTTGGAAAATTAGGCGTCATCGGCCACTCACCTCTATCTTCCAGAAGGCCGCAACTCACTACGGGAGCATCATCTAAGCAGTGCCCAAATTCGACGCATATGTGTAGTGCCACTGCCAGCCTGAATGCGTCGCTATTGCTTTTAAGAGGGTTCCATACGGTCGGTTCGCCAAGATTGATATTGATCAGCGGCTCACCAATCGACGAATACCCGCGCCACAGTAACCCAGCAGCCTTCGCAGCCAACTCCAATAATTCACGATCAGTCATCATCATTCCTTCACAAAACAGCCATTAGGCATCAATGTACCTTTACGATCTTTAATCTCTTGGTAGGCCGAATTCAGGCAAGTAACTAAGTCCAGTTCTTCTTTTTCAGCAACAATAATCAGCGTCACCAACACGTCACCAAGGCCATCAATAACGCCTACGCGGTCGCCTTTGATTAGTGCGTCTGCCAGTTCACCAAGTTCTGAAACAGTCTTTAGTAGCTGGGTTTGGCTTGTGGCGTTTGGGATAATCTTACGAGCTTTGGCCCAATTAATAACTTGGGTTTCTAGTGTTTCAAATGTCATTTTGTTTCCTTAAATAAATCAGGTTGATCGTTCGCTATGGCTTGCGAGTTATGAGGCTTTGAAGCCTTGTTTTTCAGTTCATCGTAGCAAGTTGGCCCAATGGCCTTTCCATCTAAATAAAAGTGCTTACCGCCTGATTTAAGAGGCTTTCCACACTTAAAGCACCTAAGCATCCATCAGTCCGAATTCTGAGCGTTTGTTTTTTTGCTTGTTGATTGCCATCTTCAAATACTTGTCATAGTCGCTTCGCGGGATGCTTTTCCGCTGGGCGTCATGCCAGTCCCAAAGCTCGCGCAAAATTGTAATCTCGCTTTCCCGTGCGTCAAACTTACCCCACTTTTCAACCCGCTTAATCAGGCTTGCAATGGCTGTTTTAGCTTGAGCGCATACCGGCATGACTTCAAACTTACCGATGCCATTTTCAGCCATCACTACAGCCATGGAATGCAGCGCCAGAATGTCATACAAGTCCTGATCTGTTGCCGTATGTTCTTTCATTGATCTAATGGCAGACAATTCACGTATTTGAATATCTCTCAGGATTTGATCGTCAATAACGCACGCACCATTGATGGCGTGAGCTACGGCGCTAAAACCAGGCGATGTATTCCAGTGCTTGCGCTTGCATGATTTTCTCATTGCTTGGCTTTCTGCGCTGCAAGAATGGCATGGGCAAACTCAATGTCGGATTCAAGAACGCGAGGACCACCTGGCCACAGTTTTTCGTAGACATCACTAATTTCATCATCAGTCAGATCAGTATCTTTCTGTTGAAACTGCTCACGCAATTCATGTTTTGCACCTGGTTTATCAGCAAACCAAGTTCCAAGTTTCTTGTCATAGTCTTGGCTTAATCCGTTATTCCAGCCAGTTGAATTTTCTTTCATATCAAGCCTTAAAGTAATCGTAAGGTGTCCGCGCCTTGCTTGTCATGCTGACCATGGGCCGGTGAGCAATTCGCACGCCATTTACAATGCTTGGCTTATCGTAAGCGTCCATCGAGTTAGGCCGTCCGTCCCAGCGTTTCAATTCTTTACCATCATACAAGCCGTCAAACTTATTTAGTGTTTGTGGTGGTGTTTTCTTTTTGGTTGACATGTTTTTCCTTTGTGTTGTTGATAAAGTCTTTGGCGATTGATGGCCAGCCCAGTCGGTAAGCCTTGTCGTATTGGTCCTGAGTAACCCGAACGCGAAGTGTTGGGTATTTTTGGCTTGCGTCTTTGCTCACAGGAAATACTCCATTGCAGCGTAAGCCAAGCCGATACCGATTGAAACTGCCAACATTACGTCAGCAAGTTTCTCGTATTGCATACGCTTATAAGACGTGATTGACGATGCGTAGTTCACCGTTTTAGGAAATGCTTCGTCAAGCGAGCGTGAGAATTTACGGGTTGTTTCCATTTTTAGACCTTGGTTTGTTGTTGATGGTTTATTGTAGCACATCAAATGCGATGAATTGTTTTATTTTTGTAATTGTGAATGGTGTGCAAACAGCTTCCACCTTTCAGTAGACTCAATATTGTTAAACCTGTTTTCATCCACTTGATACCATCCTTCACCCGCACCATCCCATTCAAGATATACAGGCTCAACGATCTTCGATTCTTCTAGCTTGATGGCTGATTCAAGAGTCATGTACGCAGAATTTGCAATTGTGTTTCCAGTGCTGTTGCCAATTGACGGTTCCATGCCAAGCCTGCGTAGCCGGTCGAATTGTTCAAGCGCTACCTTCATCGATTCAATAGCTGTTTTCATTTCAATACTCTACAGAGTCAATTTTGAATTCATGCTCGCAATACTCACATGTAACCTCTCTATCTTTTAGTACTTCCCAGTTGTTGTTAAAGATGGCGCTTGCCACAATACGGTCATCATCGTTATAGGATATGTCGAATACTTCTTTGCACTCTGGGCATTCAACATCTACAGACCAATCAAGGTAAGCAATTGGATTTGTCATTTCATTTCCTTTTTAAGCACTCTTACGCGCCTTATAAGACTCAATTTTGTTAACAGCACGATAAACAGTGGTATAACCAACGCCTAAAGCCTCGGCTATGGCATGGTATGTTCTGCCTTGCTCACGTAGTTTAATCAGCGTAGGCATGATACTTTGGTCAAAAATCCTACGTGCGTCAGTGTCGTTTCTTTTTGCCATGATTAAAACGGAACCAAGTAATGAAAGTCGCCGCATTCATTTGGAGAATACATGTAATCGTCAGGAACCAATCCATTGAAAACGCATACGTTTCCGTTAATCTTATCAAGATTGTCGCAGTCAAAACAACGTTTTTTGTTTAAAAACTCTTCTGCCTCAAGTCGCACGCGCAAAGCTTCTAAGTATTGTTCTTTGTCAGTCATCATAATTCTCTGTTTGTTCAAGTGCCATTGTCTCAATGAATCCAATTACCTCAAGTGATAGCAATTCAGCAATATCAACGCCATTGAGTTTCGCCGTCTCCAGAATGCAGTACCCTGGATTATCTGGCTCCATTTGCACGCAATTCTCACGACTTCCTCGCTCTGGGGGCTCATATTCCAACTCGCATTCAAGCTCGCCACCGTCGAAAATGTATGTGTAGGTAATCAAAGCATCATCTCCAGTTGGTTTGCTGCATTGGTCAATGCTGTAGCCATGTCGCGTGCTTGTTGTGGCGTCATTGAGTGATGGAAGTGCATGGAACCTGCTTTTTGGTTAATGCTAACAAGCTTTCCGATAGTTGGTTCACTATGAACTGTAGCAATAACAGTTACAAAATCCATATTTGTAAAGTTTGGGATTTGTACATCTTCCATTTTTAGTCTTTCGTGTTGTTGATGCTGTTAGTGTAGCACATATCTAAAGATATGAGCTACATTGCTTAATTATTTTCGTTACGTAACCAATCCGCCATAAGCAAAGCCTCAGCCCGTCCGTGGTGTTTAACCAGCTTTAACGGGGCTGTAGGCCACTTGGAACGGGCTAGTTCTAGGCTTGCTTTCTTATCCGTACCTATTAGCCCGTGGTGCTTTTTCCACTTTTGCGGTGTGACAAACTCGTAAGGGTAGAGCAACAGGTCAACCACGGTTTCAATGCAGCCCGTAGCCCTCATAAACTTTCCAGTGCTGGACATTCCCTGTCCTGGACGCACGAAAACGCTTTCAATGACAAATTCGGCATCGTTTCCGTGGTTGCGGATAATCTCTTGCAGGGCTATTTTTAACACCCGTGGCAATACACGCTCGCCATTGCTTTCGATGTCAAAACAGTGAATGTACTCTCCATTGTGGTCAATAGCGCCGATGGCTCCAGTATTAAGGCCGGGGTCGCAGCCGATGTATATAGTCACTCTTCACCCCGCATAACGGCTTCAATGCGGGATAGCTTGATCTTGCAATCGACTAGCTCGTAAAGTGCTTCGCCATAGGCGTCAAACGCTTTAGCTGATTTTTCACGCTCAGCGGCTAATAGCGCTCTAAGCTTGTCCATTTGTAGCAGTTCTTTTTTTGTCATCATTCTGTTTTACTCCAAACTCTATCAATAACGTTAAAAAATTTACCGTTTTTCTTGTGGCTTATCATGGTTGGTGGCTTTCCGTTGGTAAGGTCAAAGGCGCATTGATCTAGGTCTTCACATACCGTTACGCCTGCTCGTTTCGCCATGTCTGCAACCGTTTGCCTTGCCTTTATCCCGGCATAGTTTGTATGGTTGACTGCGTGATATTCCACAATCGCCGGGGTTGACAGTCCGCCATAATACCGGACTTGGAGCATATCTAGGCCACTGGTTCGGCTTGTATGCTTTTTCCATGCCCAGCTTGTGACTTGCATTTCGGTGGGTTCGATACCCATGATGTCCTCCGACCTGAGATATACCTCTTTTGGTTTTTCCTCTGGTGGCGGGAACTGGTGTCCACATGCGTCGCACTGTCTGACGCTTGCATGGCATAGTTCGTCACAGTTTGGGCAGGTCTTTGTTGGTGCTATTCCTGAGCCTTTACCGCCTCGCTTTGGTGGTGTTATTTTGGTTATTGGTCCGTGCGTGGCTACGTTTCCGGCGAAGTCTAGAACCATGCAGTCGGTTTTTCCTTCGTTGATTCTCAAACCACGTCCCGCCATTTGGTAGTAGAGTCCAGGCGATAGTGTGGGGCGCAAAAACACAATACAGTCAATACATGGCGCATCAAAACCAGTTGTCAAAATCCCCATGTTGGTGACTGCCTGAATTTTCCCGGCTTTGAAGTCTTTCAGGATGCGGTCACGTTCTGCACTTGGTGTGTTTCCTGTTACTGATTCGGCGCTTATTCCATGTTCTCGCAACATATCGCGCACGTCTTCGCTGTGCTGTACACCAGCACAAAACACAATCCAGCTCTTACGGTCTTTTGCGCGTTCTATCGTCTCTAAAACGGCCTTGACGTTGTTGTCATTGGTGTTCATGGCCACTTCTAGCGACCGTCCGATAAATTCGCCACCTGATTTTTTCACGCCTTCGGTTGATAGCGTCATAGATGTGTGCTTACTTCGCAATGGTGCAAGGTAGCCACTCTCGATAAGCTCCAGAATTGAAACTGGTTCAATCAAGTCAGAGAAAATAACTTCATCGCCTTCGTGGATCATCCCATGCCCTAAACGGTACGGGCTTGCCGTCAAACCTATAACCCGCATATCTGGATTGATATCTAGCAGGTCAGCGATTAAACGGCGATAGGTGCCGTTTTCTGTTGGACTGATTGAATGGCATTCATCCACAATTAACAGGTCAATATGGCCTATTTGCTTGCCTCGTTTTGCTACGCTTTGCACACCTGCAAAAACAATAGGCTCTGTCAGGCAATACCGTTTCAGGCTTGCAGAATAGATGCCCATCGGCGCATTAGGCCAGTGCTGGCGCATTTTTTCAGCGTTCTGGCTGATTAATTCCTTGCTATGCGTCAACATCAAAACCCGCGTACCGGGCCATGACTGTATGGCGTCTTTAACCAATGCGGCGATGATGTGAGACTTTCCAGCGCCGGTTGGCAGGACTAAGCAAGGGTTCCCATCGTTACCGGCTGAAAACCACTCGTAGAGCATGTCAATGCTGCGTTGTTGGTATTCGCGCAGCATTAGAAGTAATCTCCTGAAATCATAGCCTCAGAATCACTACAGCCAGTTGACCCCATAACTTCATATTCGTTATATCGTTTTTTGCTTTTTGAGATCCATTTCAAAAGTCTAATGTGCTGTCGTTGTGCTGCAATTTTTTCCTTCATTCGTATCATTGTTTAATATTGTTTTTCAGAGCAAAAACCCTGTTTTTCAACAGAAACGGCAAAGCTTGACCATCCGTACCCAATTTGGCATAGGTAATCCATTATTTTTCGTTGATCTTTTGTAAACATTAGCCGACAACCCTAGCATCAAACTCACTAAAATTCTCACGCACGCCAGACGCGCACGCCTGCCAATTAGCCAAAATCTCGCGGCTTAAATAGCCCTCTGGTGAGTTATGTATCGGTCCTTCTTTTGTCAACCAGATAACGCCTGTTGAAGCAACTTCATGATCCCAGTCTGGTGTTAGATCGGGATGAATAACATGGTTGTCGCACCCTTCAAGTTGTGCATTCAAGTCTGGTATTGTCATTCCATAATGTACGCATAGCCAAGTACTATCATCCATTGCGGTGCTATGAGCGCATGTTCTACAGTTCACCTCTTTGGTGAGTTTTTCACCAAAACAGAGATCCCGCGCTGCGCAAAACTTACATTCAAACCACGAAGAATCCGTGCTAATTCCAGCCGGTGCTCGGTCAGCTTTAACGATGCGGTGGCCGCGTTTAATGGCCTTTTCAGCCACGTCAGCATTGAATGGCACCTGTTCTATGTATATCTCATCGTTGTCCTTGCATACCATCACAAACAAGGCATGATTTATCTGTTTTCCACTCATATAAAGGTGGACTTGACTCCAGTATGTAGGGTTGGCCTTTTGCAACCCGTCTTTTTGCATAGCCTTAAACTTCTTTAAGCTGGCCGTCTTAATCTCTAGGATGTGTTTTTCTTTGGAGTTACCCGGCACGCCAGACTCAATGATGCCGTCAATCGACCCTGATACATGGCATCCAAAATCTACCCGGCTTTGATTCGTGCCAGTGCTGACAATTTTCATGCCAATGTTTTGAAGGTCAGATACGACTGTGCGCTCCTCTAGCTGTCCACGGCGAAACAAGCGCAGGATTCGACCGGGGAATTTTTCAATAACGGCGAAGCGAAACGAAAACCAAAGGTAACGATCACACGCATGGCCAAGCTGCGAGCATCCCATGTGGCCACGCGGGCCTTCTTGGTTGGCTTCGTGGTGCGCGTCGATTAGCTCTTGAATGTCTTGTGACATTGTTTGTCCTTTTTGTTGATAGAAAAACCCGCTGATTAGGCGGGTTACGCATCTTAATCCATTAAATCAGGTTCTGACGCAAACATTGATTCTTGTTTGAAATTGTTTTCACCATCAAACCGCTTGGAGGCCAGTGATAGGTTGATCTTGGCTTGTTTGAAGTAGCTGTCTTTTAGCTCGATGCCAATGGCTTTGCGGCCCATTGATACTGGACTGTAAACCTCAGAGCCTACGCCCATAAACGGGGTTAAAACAACTTCTCCAGCGTTGCTATACAAGTCAACCAAGCGGTCAATAACGTCTAATTGAAGAGGGTGTACGTGCTTTTCGTCATCCTCTTCTTTGGAGTCTCGGAACGGCAACACGTTGTCAACTCGAATGTCATCCCATACGCTTGACGCATAACGCTGCCAAATATAGTGAGACAGCTTATTGCTTCTCGGGTCTTTGTGGTCGTGGTAGTTATTATTCAAAAACTCCCAAAGCTGTTCACTATTATATTTTGTCTCATTTGTATTGTTAAAAATACGCAGCATTTCCGGCAAAATTGGTGTCAATCCTGAGTAGCGCTTGAATCCTTCGGGGTGCGTTACAGGTACTTCGTTCTCGCCATTTTTTGTAAACACTAAAACATAATCAGGCATTGCCGTGAAACACTTTGTAGAGTCCTCAATAATGAACTTGTGCATAAGGCTTTGAACCATTGTGCGGGTGCGAACTTTAAGCGGTTCTTTCCAGATTGTGATGCGATTGCGGTATGTAAACCCGTGCTTTTTGTGGATGCTGATAATCTCGTGAGGAAAATCCCAAAGGCGCGAAGCATGGTCAAAAATATCAGTACAGTGGACGGCGTTAATCCGTCCGGGCTTTGTAACTCGTGCAAGTTCAGCAATCAAAAAGTCATATTGCTCTAAAAATTGCTCACGCGTATCGCAGTTTGAAAAGTCATTAGGGCTGCTTGTGTATGCGTATAAACCGCAAAACGGGGGTGAGTAAATAACTAGATCGGCTGAATTATCGGGGAGTGTTGGCAATACGGCCATGCAATCGCTGTTATAGATGGCATATTCTGGCGTGATGATCTGGTCTTTTGTTTTCATGATAAAAATCCCGGTAGTTGAATTGATTTGTTGAACTCTTTTTTAGTGAAACTAAAATCTCGGTTTGCAGCTTCGACAAGGTTTGAATAAAGCTCAATGGCCTTTTGTGTCTTTTGCTCCAAAGCCTCTAAAACACGTTCTTGGCCTTCGCTGATAACCATGTCGCATACTACCTCTGACTTTTGGCCAAAGCGCCAAAAACGCCGGATAGATTGGTAATATTGTTCATAACTCCAAGTTGGGAAAAACACCGTGTGATTGCAGTGCTGCCAATTTAGGCCCATTGAAGTCATTCTGGCCTTTGTTATTAGGCGCTTAATGTCACCACTGGCGAATGATTGCAGAATGTCCTCTTTTTTGTCGATTGACATACCGCCGATAATCTCTACCGCGTCACGGTCAAGTTCTGAAAGTAGTGCGCTTTCATCGTTCAGGTTGCACCAGTAAACCGATGTTTTACCGTCTGCAAGTTGCACGGCTTTCTCGCATCTATTTTTTACCGTGAGTTTTTGCTCGTTACGAACTTCTGTCATTGTCCGAGCTGGTGAAACAAAAAGTGACTGCTGATCGTCAATTGTCCACTGCGCATCGTTATGCACGATATGTCGGTTTGAATGCAGTTCTGGTAACTTGTATCGGTCATCACTAAAGCCAAGATCAGACGGTTTTTTCACCATAATCGACCACTGATTAACCCACCCGAAAAAGTCTTTTTCAGCGTGAGACAATAGCCGAAACTTGTTACCAATGTTGCGGTTATTGCTGTCAACATCGTTTTGAGTGCTTTTGAAAAAACGCCCAAGCATATCCATGTAACCCATGTACCCAAGCGCCTCAGAGCTATTGCCAAGCTCAATAAAGTCATTCGGGCTTGGTGTGGCTGTGCTCAGAAAACGATACGGAACGCGCTTGATAAACGCCACGATAGCGTATCTTGTTTTACCTGCGAAGTTCTTCAAAATCCCTGATTCGTCCAGAATGACGCAAACAAAGTCGTCAGGGTTTAACAGGTGCAAACGTTCATAGTTGCACACGACAATGTTTTTTGTGAACTTGCCATCTTTGCTGTGCTCAATGTCATCTACTCCAATGCGTTCAGCTTCTTTGATAAACTGGAAAGCCACGGCCAAAGGCGTGAGAATCAAAACGCGCTTATTAGTCTTGCGGATGATGTTTTCAGCGATTGTGATGCTGATTAATGTCTTACCAAGTCCGGTGTCAGCAAACACCCCGATACGGCCTTTTCGTAGTGCCTTCGTGATAATGTGTTGCTGAAAATCAAACGCTGATTCAGGCATCCAAATTGGTTCAAAACCAAAGTTGCCAGTAGTGTGTGTTTTGTTTTTTATGAAGTCGGCATAACTCATAACATTCCTTTTTGTTGTTGAAAAAACCCACCTAAGCGGGTTTCTTATTGTAGCTCAAAAACCTATTTTTTAGCCCAAGGAGGTGATTTACTTGCTGGTGCTGGCGTTGCCTGTCGTTGTGGTGCTGGCGCTGGTTGACGTGGTGCAGGTGCTTGTGCTGGTGTGCCGCCTGTTAGTGGCTTGTAAGCCTTTACATCGTTTCCAGCTTTGTATTTTTCCACCTTGTTACCGCGATCATCGGTTTCATATACGGCATCTTTGACTACCAATTTAACCAACATTTGACCTCCTAAAAGCTGGTCGGTATCTTCAAATGTTGCCGCCTGAATTCCGAGAATTCGCAGAATGTCACCAAGCTGACCCCGGCCAATAGCCTCCGCCTTTTGGCTTTGGTTTTGAATGTTCAGCTTTCCAAAAACAACGCGCCCCATGTTCGTTGGGCCATCTACAATCATTTTCATATTGATGTACGTGCCGTCGCCTTTGTTGGTTTGCTTAAGGTCAGCGCCGTCGATAGTGACGCTGTATTCCCCGGTGGGCAGTGGTGAAAAGTCGCCGTCACCAGTGGATTGAAGGTCATCGTCCGTGAATTGAATGCCAATATGTGCCATGTTGTTTATTCCTTATTTACCGTAGTGATTGAAAATGATGGCCGTGAAGCCGTTGTTGTGATAGCTTTTGAGAGCTGTTGCGTTACTTCTTTTGGCGCATTTTTCCATGCAGTCAGATTGATGTCAGGTTTCCAGCGAAACAACTGAGTAAGGTATGCGCCCATGTCGTTTTCGCTTGCGATTTCCTGAACCAGATCAGCGTCAACCTTTCGGTTTAAGCGGGTTGTCACTTTGACTGTAAAGTCATCCAGTTTAGTCGTTTGCACTGCGTCTAGGCGGTCGTCAACCTTCAGTGCTTCGCTTAGTTGATCTTCAATTGATCGGCGTCGTTCTTGCGATTCGTGTTCGTCTGACTTGGCTTTTAGCCATTGTTTGGATAGTTCTGAGGTGTTCATAATACGGCTTTCACCATTGCATCATTAAAAGAATTCCAGTTCAGCGAAAAGCTATCAGGCAAGCTGTAGCGATTCTTTGCGAGATACGCTGGCTTTTCTTGGGTAAAGATCATGCGCTCACCATTGCTGATGGCTCGTCCGCGTTCTTTGTTAAAGCCTAAGTCTTCTTTCTTGACGACCGTCTTGTAATTTGCAAAGAAAACACAATCTGCCCATTCCTGAATAATTGCACTTGAGCGGGTTTGAAGCTTTGGTTGGTAACGGTCATAACTATCTACCTCGGGGCTATCGAAACGCTTAATCTCACTATGGCCAATGAGAATGACGTTCATACCTTTATCGTTTCGCAGGGCGTTAAACCCGTCGAGAATGTCGCGCCACTTGTTGGCCAGATACATTGCCGCCCGGCCATAGGCGAGTTCTTTTGCATCATACTCGGCTTCAATCTCGCTGTTAAGCAAGTTCTCCAGCCAGTCTACAGTATCGAGTGCCACGGTCTGGTATTCGTGTTCCTCGGTATAGAGCGTCTGAATCATTTCCATCACGTCAGCGCTACTAGTGGCGATTGGAAAATGTGCCACGTCAAGTGCGTCTAGGCCATCTTCAGCGCAAATGAAAATCGGGTTTGGTGCTTGGCTTGCGAAGGTTGATTTTCCAATGCCGTGCGTGCTGTAAAGGAAAATACGAGGAGGGCGAAGGTTTTTGCCCTTCTTGATAGAGCTTAAGTCAATAGCCATGATGGTTCCTATCTGTTGAATTAGCCACCGTCTGACGGTCAGTTCGTGGCATGGTCTAAGTGTAGCGCAATTACTGGGTGTTTTTCCAAACGCTTGTAATATTTTTTGCAGAATTTGAGATTGTCATAACTTTTTCTTTTTGTGCTTCGCGTTTCATTCGCTCGGACTTGTAATCACGCTTTGACTTTGGCATTTCACCGTTGAAAATAGTCTCAATGGTTACGTACTTTTGAAAGCAACAATTGCACAGCCTTACTCTGTAGATCGTCGTTGGACTATAGCGCCTAGTTTCAATGACGCAGGATTGTGCGTTGTGTTGGCAGGTCATACTGAGACTTTCAACTTCACAAAGCTGTGTGACGCATAGTCATTAACTTCAAAATCACTTGGCTTGTAACCATCAATATCTACGTTTTCAGTTAGAAAAACAAGCTTTGTCGGGCAGTCAATAACGGGACGCTCAACCACCTCTTTCATGGCTTCAATGTGGTCATTATAGATGTGAGCGTCGCCATAGTTAAAGCTTAAATGTCGTGGTTTTAAGCCTGTTTGACGGGCTATCAAATGCGTTAGTAGTGCGTATTGAGCGATGTTAAATGGCGCTCCTAATGCTATGTCCCACGACCTTTGAGCTACCATTAAATCAAGGTGCCCGTCATTGCTGACGTAACATTGAAAATCTCTATGGCATGGAGGCAATGCCATAAATGGAAGATCGGCCACATTCCATGCGCTGACAATGTGGCGTCGGCTTCGTGGATTGTCTACCAATCCTTCAATCAATTTCTGTATCTGATCTACTAACTTGTTTCCACATCGGTCATCCCATTTGCGCCACTGAACACCATAGATAGGCCCAAGATTACCGCCAACATCCCAGTCATCCCATAGCTTTGAACCATGTTCATGAAGATACTTGGTGTGATATTCACCACGTAAAAACCATAGCATTTCAAGGAATGCAGTCTTGTAACGTGTTTCCTTTACAGTCACCAATGGTAGGCGCTCGCGTAAGTCAAAATCAATACGGCCACCAAAAACAGATAGCGTTCCTGTTCCTGTTCTGTCGATTCGTTGCTCTCCTGTTGATAGGATTCGCTTAACTAGTTCAACGTAGTTTTTCATTTGTCAGCTTCTGGCGTTGACCAGATTAATTTTGTGTTCATTTTAAGTTCCTGATTTGTTCTGAATACTTATCTGCGAAATTGAATCCGTGGTCATACTGCACTTCTTCGTAGATCAACTTTGCCATTTCTTCAAGCGCCTGTTTGCGGGATGCTTGCCAAGCTGTTTGCCATGTCTGCCAATGGTCTTCTACCGTTGGGCTTGCGTATTCAGTTTTGCACATGGAACTTTTACCGCAAGGCCATCCAATCAGTCTGAATTCAGCTTCAAACGCTTCTCTACTAGTCATTTTGATTCTCCAATAATCTCAAATTCAATTCCGCATTCATCAAACAGTCTCTTAGTTCTAACTGTGCTCTCTAGCCACCTGTAATAAAATTCAGCGTCAGGAATGCCTGCTATAACCTTCACAATCCCAGCTTGTACGATAGCCCTTGCACAATCCATGCATGGCGGGTGAGTTACTACCAAAGTCGTTCCATTGGTTGAAAACCCAGCTTTAGCCGCTGCGTAAATAGCGTTTCGTTCTGCGTGTTCAAACCAGAAATACTTCTCTGGCCGTTCTCTTCGTTCGTCTTCGTCAGCATTGCATTTTCGTGGTGCGCCGTTATATCCCCACGGTCCACCCTCGCCATTTTTACCAATAATCACGGCTCCGACTTTTGTAGTGTCTTTGCTTAGTTGTGCTATGGCTTTGGCAATTTGTAGGTATTTGCTCATGGTTTTAAATAAACAGGGTAAGCGTAGCAAGTGCCTCCGCATCGTTTAGCTTCTGATTTTGCATCTAGTTCTGCAAACTCACCTTTGAATACTTGGTTGCTTCCTTGCATCATCCATCCGTGAGGCACTGCCACTTGCTGCGCTGGAGCAGTTGACGGCATAGGCTTGCCAGTCAGTGCGATTGCGCCTTCCTCTGGGTATTCTTCAAGCCAACAGTACAACCCAGCAGGGTCTGTTCCTTCGTCATGTGTGCGCTCTGGCCCATGCTGAATGCAGACTTCCTGCTCCAGTTGCTCATCAATTCCGTCTGGTGCCAGGAATTCCAACGCCTCGCGCAACTGGTATCCACTGATTGTAAAAATAGGCTCTTTCTGCGCATCAGCAGCCAGCATGTCGGCGGCTTTTAGAATCACATCTTTTGGGCAGTACTCATGGTTTAGTCGTAGATCATCAATCAACTCATCCCGCTCTATATTTGGAATGCGCTTAATAGCATTTAACTCTTCTGTAAGTTTTTTACGATCAGCACAAGCAAACTCATATCGTGCTTTCCAGACATCACGCTCAGCTTGCATATATTCAAAATCTGATTCGTCAAGTGATTCATTCTGATTTTTCATAACCGAAACCCTATGTAATAAGCCACTGAAGCCGTTATCAATCCAGCGCCTAAGACTGCCATCACCAAGTCAATGCAGATTCCGACAATCAAGTTACCTTCTTGCTTGTCTATATCGCATACGCAGTCTCGACCTTGGTTGCATTTGTTGTTACAGCCGTTCATTTTTGGCTCCTATTGCGGATAGCTGATGCACACCGTCTTTGATGTTTTGCATAAACCAAAAACCGTTCGTCCATTTCACAACTTGCGTTCTCTTCATTTTCCTCTGCTTGTCGGTCGCACGCTTTCGCACACTCCTCTCGCTCGGCGGCTGCGACTAGTTTTGCGAATATGATATCTCGACACTCTTGCCAAAGATCTTCATGCAGTTCTCTTATCCATTCAGAGTTTGCACTCCTATCAGCATCAATAGACATTTTTATTACATCGTCTTTATTCATTTGATCTCCAAATCAGGGATGATTGCAGCGGGCTTAAATACCACTCGGTAGTGATAAGCGCTTACAGATTTTCCTCCAAGTTGCTCTACAAAATAAGTAACATTGTCTGACAATCCAAGAAAATGTCTTTTGTATTCACTTGGCCCCGTCTTGCAAATGATAGACATTCGCTTATTTGTGTCATTATTTCCAAGAGAGCAAAGACCCTCAATAGTAAGTATGTAATCGCTTGTAATTCCGTTATAAAACACAACACGTCTATTTACTTCAAAGTTATCTGCTGCCGTTGATAGGTTTGAAGTTGCAATGTCGGCATCATTGCATCCAGAAATAAGTGACGCTGAAATAGCCAAGATTAATATCTTTTTCATTTAATATCATTTGTTGATTTAAAAATGCTTAAATGTTTTAAGCATTTCCACTTACCATCCGAGTGATTCGCACCAAGCGTCAAAAGCATCATCACCCATGCGCTTGCAAACTTCATCGTATGTCATGTAGTAAGCATAAAGGTTTGCCGTATTGCGAAAACCGATAAGAGCTGCTTGCAGTTGGGTTGTTGTGAATTTTTGCATGATGTCCTTTTGTTGTTGATGTGTAATTGTAGCACATCAAAACATACAATAATTATGATTTTCTAATTTTTTCAAGCAATTTGCGAACTGGTGGAATTAAATCAGGATGCACATAATCAACATCAAAATCATTGATGCCTATACTAAGATTACTGATGTAAAACTTTAATTTTTCCAGAGCATAATAAAGTTCAACTGCGTTTTCCTTTGCGTTCTTTTCGATGTTTTGAGCAATTATCAAGTCTTCTTTTTCTTTTTTTGTTTTTGCATAGAAGAAGTCTTCGATCAGTTTTTCAGCAAACTCTCTAGTGCTGCAATACGTCCCCATGAATGATGTGCACTCTTTGCACTTGATTCCGTCAACTTCAAGCATTGATACAAAAAAACCGCTTTCGATTGGTGTAATTTGAGATTTGTATTCCATTTTTATTCTCCATCAACGAAGGATGACATCCTGTCGAATGAGTATTTTGCATACTTCATACACAAAATATGATCCTCGCTAGTTCCTCCATTGTCACATCTATATTTGTAACAAATAGCATAAACAGCATCAAAAATTGAATTTGACAAATGACTGTTTCGCATCATGTCATGAAAATCATCAATAATTATTGAATTTAAAAAATCATGAACAACAGCCATTGAATCTCGTGTTTTGAGATTTACCATGTTTTCCCAAATTTCACCGTAGCCTTTTAAGTCTGCGATTGACTGGTATCGAGCAAGGTTAGACCACATCCGTTTAATGGATTTATCGGCTGTCATTCTGTAGTCGAACTTTCCACTGCCCGAGTCGTCATAGTGGAAAGATCGGATGTCTGATGCTGTGATGATTGTCATTTCGTTCGTCCTGTTGGTTGTTGATGTGATCTATTGTGCCACACAATACCGACAAAAAGAAACAATTTTAAAATTATTTTCACCATGTTTTCACGCCTAAAATTGACGTTTTCAACAAACTTACAAGGCAACCATGACGTACCACGAAACAAGTAAAGCACTAGCCATAGCCATTGGCTGGTCCCCGTTCCACATTCACGACTACATTGACAAGTCAGGCGAGCACAATATTAACTGCCTTGTAGACGGCGAATGGAAGCCGTTCGACTACCGTGACGCAGCCGTGATCTGGCCAATTGCCAAGCGTTTTAACTGCTTCCCGTGGCGTGACTCAATGGGCTACTGGTGGGCTAACGTAGGCGACAAAGCGGAAGAGAATTCACATTCGGCTGAGTTGGCCGTGGCGCTAGCGGTGATTGTGGCTGTGAAATGAAGAAGCCACATATCTTTTATACGGGGGTTCAGTGGATGGTCTATCGTCGAAAAATTAAGATTTTCGGCACATCAATGCAGGTCGCATTTGGACCAACGGTTAGAGATGCTTGGGCAAAATGGATATCAAAAGGCTATTACAAATGATCTTCCAATATTGCGGTAATGATTGAAAAAACAGAAAAACGTGTGTAAAAGGAAAAATATGAATAATGGAAAATTGACCGTCACACTTCAGGATACTGAATGCGATAGGTATAAAAGAATGTTTGAGGCTGCGTGCGTAGCTCTTGGAGAGATTGGTGATGCTCTTGGATGCGACCCAAACGATGGCGGCGCTGAGTCAATTCTTGATGCGATAGAGGAGCTAAAGGAATCAGCCAAGATAACAATTCAATCGGCTGATAAAAAATGAGCAGTCTAAAAAGCATCTTCCCAAATGGTTTCCCCGTCAACATTGATGCGCCAGTCTTACCGCCTGAGCATCAGTTGCGGGTACATATGTCTGAAAACTGCATCCAAGCGCCTGACGACATCGTTTGTGATGGCAAGTTGCACCGCTTCGCCACGGGGTCAAAGAAGGGTGATTTAAGCGGCTGGTATGTCTTGCATGATGGCAAGGTTCCTGCGGGGGTTTATGGCGATTGGAAGACTGGCGAAGAGTACCAATTCAGGGCGAACATCGGGCGTGAGTTGACGTTTCAGGAAAACATTGCGCACGTCAAGCAAATTAATGAATTAAAGTTAAAACGTGAAAAAGAGCTTTCAGACTCGCGGGAATATGCGGCTTACACCGCCACGAAGATTTGGGACGCGGCTCAGTTGGCCAGTGATGACCATCCATACATAAAGCGAAAGGGGATTAGTAATCCAGGCTGGCGCATTGCACCGGACGGGCGTTTGATCGCTCCAATGCTGATTGATGGAGATATAAGCGGGTTGCAATACATTTCAGACGATGGCACCAAGATGTTCATGAAGGGGTCTAAGACGGGCGGGGCGTCGTGGAATCTTGGGTCTGTTGAGACTACGGGCGAAGGGCGCATATATATATGTGAGGGAATTGCCACTGGTGCATCTATTTTTGAAGCCACCGGGAGTGGCGTTGTCATCAGTTTTTCAGCGGGCAACATGCCAGCGACTGCACAGGCTTTGCGCCATAAGGTAGGGCCTTTGCGTGAGATTGTGATCGTGGCTGACAATGATGAGTCAGGGACTGGAAAGCGCGAGGCAGACAAGGCGGCGGGATTGATTGGTGCCACTGTAATCATTCCGCCAGTGCCAGGGGATGCAAACGACTACGCGCAGGCTGGGCATGATCTGGGGGAGTTTTTGGAGCCATGCGTGATTGACAGCGAAGATGATTACCTAGTCCATGCCGATGACTTCAGCGCACAGCCTGCACCGATTAAATGGCTGATTAAAGGATGGTTACAGGACTTGGGTTTGTCTATGGTTCATAGGCCATCAGGTGGTGGTAAGACATTTGTCGTTCTGGATTGGTGCCTGCACATTGCAAGTGATAAGCAATTATGGGCCGGTCTAAAGGTTAAAAATGGGGACGTGGTTTATCTAGCTGGAGAAGGCCACCACGGTTTAAAAGGCCGTGTGGCAGCTTGGAAACACGCTAACGGGGTTAATAAGCTCAATATGTGGCTGTCAAAAGCTGGGGTTGATCTGAACACGTCAGCCGGGTATTTGCGCGTTAAGAAGGCCATTGATGCGTTGCCAGGTAAGCCAAAACTCATAGTCGTTGACACTTTGCACCGGTTTTTAAGTGGTGACGAAAACAGCTCAGAAGATGCAAAAACCATGCTGGATGCTTGCGCAGGGCTTATGCGTGAGTACGAATGTTCTGTTTTGCTGGTTCACCATACTGGAGTTTCAGAGGAAACGCAGCACCGGGCGCGTGGTTCTAGTGCATGGAAAGGGGCTCTAGAGAATGAAATTAGCATCGTTCCTGCCAAAGAAAAGAAGCCATTGGAAATTGCGGCGCGTAAAACCAAAGACGCTGAAATGCCAAAAAGCATATTTGCGCAGCTTTCTAGCGTATCCATTCCGGGTTGGATTGACGAAGATGGTGAACAGGTTACGAGTGCCATCGTGTCTATTTGTGATGCGCCAGTGGTTGAAGAAGAGTATTTAAAAGAAAAAGCATCGTTAACCAATGCCAGAAAATACTTTGAAGCGGCTGTTATGTCAGTTGGTCGGCCTGAGAATGGCCTGCCATTTATATCGGCTGACGCTTGGAATGGGTACAGCGCATCGCGTGAACACGCTACAGATGGTGCGCGTCGTACAGCTTTATCCAGTGCCAAAAAAGAGCTTTTGGCAGCCATGTACATCATGGAAAAGGATGGTGGTTACAGCCCAACGCCCGAGTCTATGAGCGGTGTATTTGCAGGGGCTTTCATTGGGCTACGACCTTATTAATGGGGTGTTAGTTGGTGTTAGCTAACTGTTAGCAACCAACTAACTAACAAGGGTATTAATAGGTTAGATTTGTTAGGTGTGTTACTATGGCGTGGCACACGCCAGATAACTAACTAACACAGCTAACATCAGATTTTTTTTCTGACTTGGTTTTTAAAGTGTGGCGCAATCAACAATCAATCAACAAAGGATTAAAATGGAAATCACAAAAACAGAGTTCCAGGTAACAGCTTCCGAGTTCATGGCGTTTATTGAGCCTGACATTGGATTGTGGGACGTGTCTATTTGCGAATCACTCAAAGGTGATGGAAAAGAATACCGGGTTAAATTTTGGCTAAAGACAAGCGATGGGGTTGAAGCCTATGTTGCTCACGAATATGGAAACATGCTTATAACCATTTCTAGTGATTATTGGTTTTACCTTGATCGAATCAATGAAGACAAAAAAACAGGATGGTCGTTTTTTAAGCAACTTCAAGAAAAAAGCTGGATTAAAGATCATCACTTAGATTTAATCAAAGAACTTGAAAGAGTTTTCGCAAATTGCATTGCGTATGATGTAAAATAAACATAACCGCTTGATTGGTTATCCTACCAAGTTGAGGGCCTGCTCCGGGCCAGACCTATACAAGCGGATGCCCGGAAAACTTTTTTATCAACACATTAAAGGCAAAGACATGAAGATTACGGCACAACAATTGCTTAATAAGGCGCAAACGCATATGCAAGCCCGTGCGGCGACTTACGATAAGCCTGAAGGGGAGCGCAGCATGGCAGCTACTGTAGAGGCTTATAACGCCATTACAGGGCATTCACTGACCGAGGCTAACGGGTGGCTGTTGATGGCGGTATTGAAAATGGTGCGAGACAATCAGCGCAAAGAAGCTCACGTCGATTCGGTGGAAGACTTGGTGGCCTATGCTTCGCTTTATGGTGAGGCTCGTCTTTGTGAGGTTGCTAAGCCTTTGGCGGATGGTGTGGCGGTGAATCCAGATGGCGCTGGTTGGATTAATTGGTTTGGTGGTGAGTGCCCGGTAAATGACAAGCAACTTGTAGATTACAAACTTCGCAGTGGCGAACTATATAAATCAATTCCTGGTGGTAACTTGGACTGGTCATATGATGACGTTATTTTCGACATCATCGCCTACCGCGTAGTAAAATAAAGCCATGACTAAGCCACTAACACCAAAACAGGAAGCATTCGCGCAGGCTGTGGCTAGTGGCCTAACTCAGTCTGATGCTTATCGGAAGGCTTACACGGTTGGGGTTAATACTAAGCCTGAGAGCGTAAATCAGAAGTCATCACAATTGATGGCTGAGGTGCAGATTAGATCAAGGGTCGAGGTTTTGAGAAACCAAGGCGGTGAACGTGCCGTTCTGACGCGTGAGGCGCACCTAGAAGAGCTTGAAAGGCTCAAGGGCATAGCATTGGGTATGGATGACATCAAAGCCGCTATAACGGCTGAGAATCTGCGCGGTAAGGTGATGGGTCACTACATCGAGCGCGTCGAATCCACTGGCAAGAATGGCACACCTCTAATCCCTCGCCCAATTTACAACATCGTCCATGAATGACGCGCCCAGAATTACCGACTGATATTTTCCCTGCGTTTGAGGAATACTTACAAGACGCTCGGTTTAAGGTTGCCTATGGTGGCCGGGGTAGCGCTAAGACTCGCACATTTGTCAGCTTATTGATTAATAACGTGATTGAATGCGGGTGGCGCGTTGTTGCGTTCCGCGAACTTATGGAATCAATAGCTGATTCTGTTTATCAAGAGTTCGTTTCTGACATTGAGCGCCGTAACCTTGGCCAATATTTCAACATCCTGAAAACTCACATTGAATGCCCTGCAACTGGTGGCGTGATTAGGTTTAGTGGCATTAAGTCAAACCAAAAGCGCCTGGACAGTCAAAAGCTCAAGGGCTTTTCAGACTTCGATTGTGCATGGTTTGAAGAGGCTGACGCGGTTTCTAAGGAATCTTGGGATGCAGTTATCCCAACTATGCGCAAGGACAAGTCTGAGATATGGGTGAGCTATAACCCTAAATCAATCTTGGATGAAACGCATAAACGGTTTGTATTAAACAGACAATACCCAGACTATAAAGACGGGCACAGATATTGCATCGTCAAGAAAATCAATTACACCGAAAACCCGCGCTTTCCAAAGGAGTTACGGGATGATATGGAATTGATGAAGGAAACCGACTTTGAGGCGTATCGTCACATTTATGGCGGTGAACCTGTTGCAAACTCTGACCTGTCAGTAATTCAGCCCGCTTGGATTAGCGCAGCGGTTGACGCTCACATCAAGCTTGGCATTGAGATCTCGGGACGTAAAGAAGGCGGGTTTGACGTTGCCGATGAAGGGCCTGACGCTAACGCGGTTATTTTCAGGCGGGGCATCTTGGCTGAGTATGCAGAAGAATGGAGAGACAAAGACCCGGTAAGCGCAGCAGCTCACGCTCACGCTAGGTGCCTTGAAAACAATGTGCAATTGCTTAGATACGATGACATCGGCGTTGGAGCTGGTGCTAAAGGTCAGTTCAGGATACTTCAGCAAGCAGAATTAGACATGCTCCACCGTGGGTTTACTCGCGTGCAAACTGAAGGCTTCAATGCGGGTGGCGCAATCAATAATCCTGATGGCTACTATGTCCAAGGCAAGAAAAACAGGGATATGTTCTACAACATCAAGGCTCAGGCTTGGTGGTTGTTGTCTGACCGCTTTAGAAACACCTACAACGCCGTGAATGGAAAGTCATACGATAAAGACAAGCTGATTAGCATTGCAAGTGGATTAAAGGGCTTAGACAAGCTATGCGCTGAGCTATCACAGCCGCAGCGTGACTACGTGAACGGCAAGGTAAAAGTCGAATCCAAAGCCGATATGAAGAAGCGCGGCGTATCGTCGCCCAACTTGGCTGACGCTTTCGTCATGGCGTTTTTGGATACTGGTACGTTTGATTTATCAGCGTTATTGTGATTTAAATTGATTTAATCCTATAATAAATGGGAAATAAGGATTAAATAAATGACTTCACCTACCGGCAAACCTCGCGGACGGCCTCGTAAAGATTCAGTATTAAGGGCTGACGGCCCATTTTCTAACGTATTTTTGTCGGTCGGAAACAGCAAAGACCGCAGCTCATACACCACGGCAGGAACTCCGCGTATCCTTGAGCTTCAAGAGCTTGAAAACCTGTACCAAGGCAACGGCTTCGCCCGTCGAATCATCGACCTGCCAGCGTCTGACATGGTGCGAGCGTCATTCGAGATTGAAGGCGTAGAGGATTGTGAGCCTATCCTGGCTGAGCTAGAGGGAATCAATATGATGCCTAAGCTGTGCGACGCTATCAAGTGGTCTAGCTTGTACGGCGGGGCCTTGGTAGTCATGCTGGTGAATGACGGTGGCATGATGGAGGATGACCTGGTGCCTGATCGGGCTAAGTCGTTGGAGCAGTTGCGCGTCTACGATCGTCACCAAGTGACACGGTACAAGAAGTACACAGACCCGAGTGACATGCGCTTTGGTGGCACTGAGCTTTACATGATTTCGCCTTTGGAGGGCTCGCCTTACGTCGTGCATGAGTCGCGCTGTCTGGTATTTGATGGAGTCTCAGTGCCTGACCGTACCCGAGCCATTAATGATGGCTGGGGGGCTAGTGTGCTGCAACAATGCGCCGATCAGTTGACCCGCTTTGGTATGTCTCACATTTGGGCTAACTCGCTGGTCGAGCGTGCCCAGCAAGCGGTGCATGGCATACCTGATTTGACAAATACATTACGCGCACCAGGCGGTGAGGCATTAGTTCGCCAGCGCATTGACTTGGTTGACATGGCTAGGTCTATCAATAACACCGTTGTCATTGATGCCGTTGAGAGCTACGATCTAAAGTCAACGTCACTGAGTGGCGTGCCTGACCTTATCGACCGTTTCGCGCTGGCTTTGTCGGCTGTTACTGGTATTCCTGAGTCGTTGCTATTTGGGAAGGCTACAGGCGGGTTAACCGCGTCTGGTGGCAATGATCTGGAGAACTGGTATTCAAAAGTAAGCCAGTTGCAAGAAACAATTCTTTTACCGGCTGTTGATAAGCTGTGCGCAATCCAGATGCATATCATGGGCCGGTATGTTGAGGATTACAAAATTGAGTTTGAATCTCTGTTTATGCCAAGCGGAAAAGAGAAAGCTGAGATTGAAAAGCTAGAGGCTGACGCAAAGAAAGTAGCGGCTGACACGGCTAACATCTATGTGACTTTGGGCTCACTTGACCCGTCCGAGCTTCGCGCTTACTTGGCCAGCGAAGGCGAATACAAGATTGATGATGTGCCTTTAATGGCTGAAATGCCTGATGTGCTGTTGGAGCCTGACGCAGTGGCTGAAGAGGTTATTACAGCCCCAACGGACAAAGAACTGGCTGAGATTGACTACATTAGGGCTAAGACTGAGGCCATTCGTAAGCCTGCACCTGTTGCAAAACAGGATGCAATGCCTTTCATTATTCAGCCTAACATTGAAATCAAGCAACCTAATATCGATGTGCGATTTGATATGCCTGAGATTAAAATCCCTGAAATCAAGGTGAACGTCGAGGCCGCAAAGGTTGATGCGCCTATTGTGAATGTGCATGTACCTAAGCAAGATGCGGCGGTGATCAATATTAATAATGACATTCAACCGGCACCCGTTACAATCAATAATACGCATCCTGTTAGCAGCATGCAGGTTGTTGAGCGTGATAGTGTGACTCAAGAGATTATCGGCACAAAAACCACTTACA